CGTAACACGTAATAGAGTGTCATGCTCTAGGAAACGATACCAATATTATGGTCCGTTCTAAGAGCCTAGAATACAGTGAAGTATTCATCACCCTACTACGTGACGTGCAAACGTTGCATAGTAATGTATACACTACATCTGACCTAAGAAATGACACTAAACATGTCAAAGCTCGGATCAGTTCGGAAGGGTTAGGTTTTCTCACGAAAACTTTGCCCCGTCTTGGTAAGAACCTTGACAAGGTTCTTGCCGGCGTAGGATCACTCGACGCCGTCTCGATGGCCTTTCGGCCAATCAAAAACGGTCAATTACCGATTTTATTCGGTAGTTTGTTTCGACAAATCCTAGCTATGGACGGGACAGTCCTTCCTAATGCTAATGTAGCTTGCGTTAAGTCACTAAGAGATCTGCTGTACATGTTGTACAAACTAGAACTCCCATATGACCCCAAGCTCGAACTCAAAGTCATCCAAAGGTTTATCCAAACCGAGGACGAAATTAAGCCCTATTCAGATGCCTGCGAATTGCTTGCAGTGCATCTGGCGAAAGAGCACTCCATTAATGCGAGTGCTTTTGTTAGGCATGGCAGTTTACCTTGTCGTCAAGAGTCCCTCAAAAGTCTGGGACTTCCTGATCAACAGGCTAAAACCATCCGTATCGCGAGAAGATTACTCTTCCGAGTATTCTCCTCGTTTAATCATCTTGCCATTTGGCCAAGTCACGGACCTGGAGCGGTCTCCACGAAGGAGCAACTCTCCGGTAAGTACACTTGGTCTAAAGTCGCAAGACGAATAACGCAAGTTTGGCCCTTAGATGAATTCTTTTATTCATCCTTAGGTCATATCTGCGATCGTCAACAAGAGATTAATTCTCTTGACGACGGTGAATCTCTGGCCAAGGTTGTCCTTGTTCCAAAAGATTCACGCGGGCCTAGGTTAATATCTTGCGAACCATTGGACTTCCAATATATTCAGCAAGGTTTATCTAGAGCCATTGTACAGCACGTTGAACGTCATCCCTTAACACGGGATTCCGTTCGATTCACAAACCAGGAACCCAACCGAATTGCTGCCCTAGCGGGTAGCGTTGCGGGTAAGTATGCGACCCTTGACCTTAATGAGGCCTCGGATCGTATTTCTCTTGGTTTAGTTCGTCTACTGTTCCCAGAACCTGTTCTTACAGGGCTGGAGGCAAGTAGAAGCTTAGGAACGAGGCTTCCAGACAACTCTGAGTTAATCCTCCATAAGTTTGCGCCAATGGGGTCAGCTTTATGCTTTCCCGTACTGGCACTTACAGTGTGGAGTCTCTTAGTTGCTGGTTTAAAAGCACTCAACGCGGATAGAGATGCAATAAGCTCTATCTATGTATATGGTGACGATGTCATTGTACCCACGGCTTACGCCGAGCACGCAATGAACATACTTGAATATTTCGGTTTAAAGATTAACCGAGACAAGTCATGCACTAAAGGACTCTTTAGAGAATCCTGTGGTATGGACGCTTTCAAGGGCGTACCAGTCACACCAGTCCGAATTCGGACGGTTTGGTCATCTCACCGCTGCCCTGAATCTTACGTCAGTTGGATTAGCTATGCTAATTCCTACTGGGATAGGAAGTACTTCCAGACCTACGAGTTAATCGTAGAGAAGATATACGCCATTTATGGCCCTATACCTTCTGTGCAAGATATCGGATTAACCGCTCCCGCACTAAAAGAAGTACCTGTTGAATACAAGAGGCCACGTTCACGATTCACTCCGCCTTTAAATAGTCGCAATGACTATCAAAGGAAAGAGCATTTCGTTTGGTGCGTCCTCCCTGTGTCGGTTACTCAAGAGATCGATGGGTGGAAAATGCTCCTGCGATATTTTGCAGAGGCATGTTCTACTTACGAACTTGAGCGTCACACATCCACCGAAGCAACTTCGGTCGGATTGCCTT